CCGGTCATGGCTTTCACCATTTTCAACTTCTCAGCGTCCGTCATGCTTTCCACCTCCTGTCATTCAGCGGGTTCCTCGGACTTCTTGCGGGACTTCTTGATAACGGGGATGGAATTTTCCTCGGACAGATTGAACTTGGTAATGATTTCCTCACGGGTGAGGGCTACGGGGTTGTCGAGGGTATCAACAACCACCGTACCCATCACCACAGAGGTACTTTCCAGTTCACGCCGAGTAATCACCTTGTCCTTTGCGGTAAAGCCTACATTGCGGAAGTGATCTCCCTCCCGCACATACACTTTTCCGTCAGAAACATAGAACATGGTGAACCTCCTTAACCGTTGGTGATGATCTTCGCCAGAGCAATGGTCTTGGGGTCAGCCACGATAGACCAGTTGGCGGTAGTCGCAAGCTGAGCGTCCGTGGGAGAAGCGGTGTAGTCGCTGGCGGGCTTGGTGAAGCTGAAACCGTTGGGGTGCATGGTTTCACGAATACGAGTCACCAGAGCGTCATAGCCGCCGCCCTTGAGAGCATCACGGGTCAGCTCGGAAGGAACCTTCACGGGGGCGGGAGCGTACTGGATAGCGCCCAAACCAAGAACGTAGGTGGTGTAGGTCGCTGCCTTGGAAGTATTCGCTGCGGTGGTGGGACAGCCATCGTCCACGATCACGGTCATGCCGTTCACCGTGCCGATACGCAGGGGGCGCTCCACGCCGTTTGCGTCCGTGTACTTGAGGAAGTCCAGCAGTTTCAGGCCAGCCATGTTCGTGGCGACCTTGCTGTGCATAAACACAAGCTGGAAAGCGTCCTGATTGTCACCCACGGCCTTCTGGATAGCGTCACCGATGGTGGTAGCACCCATCTTGTTAGCGTCCGCAACGGTGGTAGAAGCGGAAGACAGGTCGGTGGTGTGGTTCGCCCAATCAGTAAACTCACCGCTGCAGGTCACGCCGAAGACCGCATTGAGGATTTTCAGCATGATGGACTGGCGCTGCTTCTGCCAATACTTGGACACCTGAGACACGATCTGCTGCATGGGGTCGGCACCGCTGTTGTAATCAACGATGAAGTCCTTCTCCTTCCAGCCGTGCGCACGACCAAACACGATACCGTTCTGAGCGCCGCCAGCGGGGTCGGTCAGGGTAATGTCGGTTGCGCCATCGTAGTTCTCAGGAGTGCCGCCGATGACCTTGTAGAAGGGCAGGGTGTAGAAGTCAGAGCCGTTAGCGATCAGCCGTGCCAGCTCTGCGTTCGGGGCGACAGCGCCGCTCTCAAACATAGCGGTCAGAGTGGGGTCTTTTGCGTTTGCCCAGTTGTAGTTAAACAGCTCAGGGTCAAACGGGAAACCGAGATAGGTAGCCATAATGTTTTACCTCCATAATTACTTCAAAATTGTCTGCCAGTCAGAATGTTCCTTGATGAACTCCAACTGGGCTTTGGTGTCGAGTTTCAGAAAATCAGCCTTGGTCATCTCACCACCCTTGCCACCGGCAGGGGGCTTGGGGGTTTCTTTCAGAACCTTGGCTTTTACATCTTTTTCATACTGTTCCAGAAACGTCTTCTGTGCGGCAAAGACCTTATCCATCTCACCGTTCGCCATAGCGGTAGCGGCTTCGGTCGCCAGCGGCTCAGGATAGCCCTGTGCGGCGAAACTCGCCTTGTAACTGGAAACGGTCTTCTCCTTTTCCAACCCCGCCAGCTTGTTTTTCATTTCCTCGAACATCTGCTCATTTTCCAGCTTCTTGCGTTCTTCCTCAGAAAGCAGCTCATTGTGCTTCTTCTTCCAAGACGCAAGCTCGGAAGCAGTTTTGTCAAAAACATCTTTCTTCACATAGCCGGTATAATCAGGGTCGGGAAACTCGTAGTTTGCGAGGGCTTCCGCTTTCTGCTCTGCGGTCATATCCGCAAAGCCCTCAATGGTGGAAACATCAATCTTTGCCATACAATCGTTCCTTTCTGCGCTTTTTAAAGTGCATCTCCGCACTATACCTTTGTGTTTACGGTTCTCTCCGTTTTGTGATTTAAGGCTTCTCTGCCTATTCAACGCCTTACGGCGATTAAACCAAAAGAAAAAGGGCTACCAATACCTTTTCGGTATCAGTAGCCCGTAATGGCTGTCCCTACCGCCTATGCGATAGGCTGTTCATATTTCTTTTTGCTGCTGACCGCCCAAACAACCACTTTCTCGTGCCGCTCGGCGATCTCAACGGTCTTTCCCGTAGTCAAGATTTCCTCAATCTTCCTGACCACTTCCGGGGTCAGGCGGATTTCCTTTTCCATCAGGATTAACCTCCTTCTGCTTGCTTGCGAGTTCAGCGGCCTTTTTCTCCTGTTCCTCTGCGTAATCCATGCTCATACGGTAGGCAAGCTGCGGGTCGGAGAACATACCGCAATGGGTAAAGGCCAGAACGGGAGCAATCTTGGGGTTACTGAGCATAGTGGTCAATACGGTCGCTTTCTGAGCAATATTTTCATAATTGCGCCGAGTAAAACGAACCTCCACGTTCGACAGCTTCAATTCCAGATCACTCAGATCGGAACAGATATGCAGAACCAGCTTCAAGAACTCTTTTTCGGAGAGCTTGAACATCAGCTCGGAGTCCTTGGCTCTGGCTTCCGCCGCCGACCAACCATCACGCATGATGACCGCAGAGCCGGTATCGCTGGTGGAAGAACCACCGTTGCGGTTTGGCATACCGCAGATCGTCAGCACCGTGTTATAGAGGTGATCGACCAGTGTTTGTGTCTGGCTCTGGTTCAGTTCGGAGGTCAGATACTTGATCTCCGCTTTATACTGCGGGTCAATGTCCTTGTACTTGATCGCACCCTCGTCCCGCAGCTTGGAGAAATCATCACCGGAAATGTCAACATTGTGAAACAGCATGAGCGCCTGAACAAACTGTTCTACACCGTCAAGACGGTTGCTGTCCACCGTATTGATAGCGTCCAACAGGGGAAGGACGATCTCAAAAGCTCCCAACCGAGCGTTGTTCGCCGGGTATTCGATAATGGGAATACCGAGCGACTGAGCTTCTTCCCGGACGATCATACTCTGGTTTTCAACCTCGAAATAGCGGTCTTTCGTATAAATGCTGTAAACCACTACACCGTCCGACCGCTGAATGTACTTCACACCCATTACGGGCGGTTCACCGATGGAATTGGCATACACCACGAAAGCAAACCGAGGGTCGAGGGTGTAAATCTCGAAGGGAGCTTCATCGCTTTCCTTCTCAAACACGCTGTCGGGAAGCACCATGCGGTATGCCGTGCCGCAGATGTGAAACCAATCTGCCAGTTCCTTATCCTTTGCGGCCTTATCCTCGGAAAGACAGTAGCCGTTCAGAGTGGTGATCTTGTCGGCAACCATCTTATCATCGCTTCGGCTGACATACTGAATGGGTTCCCCCATCAGATAGCCGACCTTGAAGGACACGATCTCATTGGCACGGTTCTCGACCACATTGTTTTGAATCTCAGGGCGGACTTCCTTTTTACGGTTCAAAATCGGTTGCCTGCCTTTGTAGTAGGCATAGAGATATTCCATATCCGCTTTGTTCGACCAATGTGTGATAAGTGCCTTTCTCAGCACGTTCAGAACATTGTCCCGTGTGATCTCCGCCACATCGGTAAAGATTTTCTTACGACCGAAACAGCCCAAGACAGAATACCTCCCCTCTACCTATTTTCTCTCTTATCATTGTATCAAACTCTCCAATGGTTGTCAATACTAACCTTTTATCATACCATTCGCCACAGTGAAAGTAAAGAACTCAAATAGGCCGTTTGAAAACTTCAACCTTGCCCCCGGACAGCATACGGATTTCGTTCTCCAATAGGGAGAGGGAGTCAGGTGCGTCATCGTGCGGAACCTTACCGGAGCGGGTGTAGGTGGTCACTTCCTTCATGAAGTTCCAATACTGACTGCCCCGCTTGTAGGTGGAGGGGTGCTTGAAGTAGAAGTTCTTCTTGATATTGTCGGAAGCGAACTCGATACGGGTCTGCTTGTTGGAGATCGTGCGCTTCGTGCGGATACCAACAGAGTACCCACGCTCACGAATGATCTGGTCAACATCTCTGGCATAATATTGACCGGCGTTGTTGGACTCAAAGACGGCGGAAGCAACTTTATTTTCAATCAGGCACTTGGCACATTCCGGCTTCGTCACCTCAGCGGGGGAGTCATCAAAGACCACATCAACGATATACACAGCATTGCCGTATATCATCGCCACCGGCATAGAGGTCGAGTCCGAGCCGCTTTCCGCCGTATCGCCAACGGCGATGATGGTATCAGGGTCACGGTCTTTCGGCAGCTCAAAGAAGTAGTTCAGCTCGTCCTTGCTGAACAGCAGACCCTTCGCTTCAAAAGGCTGTTGCTGGAACTCGCTCTCAAACTGCTCCGCACTCAGAAGCTCCCGCTGCTCCCGGAAGTAGGCGGTGGTGAAAACCTTTTTGCCCTCCCGTTCGTACTCATAATTGCTCTCGTCCGTCACGAGATCGAGGGCGGGTATCTCAATCGCTCTCCAAGCCCAGCCCTCCCGCTGTGCGTGTTCCTGCACACGACCGATGGGGTCATACAGGGAATAGCGAGTGCCGGTGAAGACCATCGGCGTACCTTCAATGGCACGACCCATAATATCGCCAGAGATCACTTCCCACTTGTCATCAAGCCTCTGGCGGTTCTTCGCTTCCTCTCGACCTTCCACGCAGTCATCCATATAGAGCACACTACTTGCTTCGGACAAGCCCACCTGTCGAGCGTCAATAGAACGGCACATGATGGTGGGGAAGCGGGACTTGCTTTTCAGATTTATCGTTTTTGAGTCAGCGTTGGTCTGTACCAGCCGTGCGTCCGGGAACACATCGTAGAACAGGTACTCGTTAGGGACTGTCAGGTATTCCAGACAGCCGTTGTAGAAGCTCTTTACAAGGTCATCGCCTGTCCCTTCCATCAAGGTCGAGCGGTCAGGGAACTTCCCAGAGATCATATTCACAAAATTGATACCCGTTTGAGACTTTCCCGCTCGTTTCGGCATGGAAATCGTCAAAAGGCGCAGCTTCCCGTCCAAAACATCTTGAAACCCCTGCACCATCGGCTTGAGATAATGCTTCCGGGGCGCGTAGAACCGCTTTTCCGGCTTGCGGTCGAGTTCGATATAAGTCATGAAGGAGTCAAAATCATGGGGTGCTTCAAAGAGAAGACACCGCCGCCACTGTTCATAGAACTTCGCCCCACCGCCACGGACTACCTGATCCGCGGAGAGTGCCAGCAGCTCCTTGTTCACCTTATGTGCCGCCGAGAAATCCTTAGTTTCCCACTCCCGGCACAGAGAAAAAAGGTCGCTGTACGCCCCGTTATCTCCCGGTCGGCGGTCGATCACGGCTCGGATAGAGCCGGAGAGTTTTTCATAATTCATGTGCATTTCCTTTCCAACAAAAAAAACGAGCTACCCGTGTATTTCTACACAGATAGCCCGTTATGGCTGTCACTCCTGCCCTTGCAGAAGCCGATTATAGAATTTTCGGTATCACAAACGCCAGAACCAGAAGAATCAAGCAAATTGTCACGAAATACCCGATGATATTGAGAAAAAATTTCATTCTACAACCAACTCACATTCCGACCAATTCCCGGCATTAAGACACTTACCTTCAAAAGTGATAGTATCTCCAACTTTGACTGTCTTTAGATTTTCCTCTTGCTCTTTCTCGAACTCGGCATAAAAGAAGACGATAGTGTTATCGACCTTTGTTTCCAGAGTCAGCGTTGCACCACCTGTTAGATTAAACAACCCGTCATTGGTCATTCCGTTAATTTTCGCCGTCACTCGATAACGGTTATACCGGTATAAATCATCTGCTACCAGCTCGTTTTCCTTATAGGCTTGATAAATTTCATCAAAAGTAGCAGTACCAACTGCCGAGGTTTCCTCGGAAGTCTGAGGCTCAGACTCGGCGGGGGAAGACTCCATTGGGGGTAACATCAAAATGGCAACACAAGAAAAAATAGTTATCGCAATAATGATACCGCACAGGAGATAAACCACTCTCTTTTTCTGAGGACTAATTTCTTTCTTCACGATCAACCAGCCTTTCTTACCCGGTCATACCATGTAGACCGACTAATGCCGAGTTCCCGGCAGCAGTCCGCTACGGTAATAAGACCGTCTTTTTGTTTTTGAGCGAGTTTTTCAAACTGCTCGTTGTCAATTTCTTTTGATTTGCGACCTTCCCGCCAATCGGAGTCATGTTCACGCTTCATGGCCTTACCCATGCTGGTTCTTTCAACGATCATATCTCGCTCGTACTCGGCAAACGCAAGCATGACTGTGACCATGACTTTTCCCATCGGGGTATTGTCCGCAACGCCCATGTTGAGAATGTTGACCTTGATACCTCGTTCCACCAAGTCACGAACCAACATAGCTCCTTCGGGAGCAGTACGGGCAAAGCGGTCGAGCTTGCACACCACTAATTCATCACCGGGTTTCAGCTTAGAGAGGACTTCATTGAACTTCGGCCTGTCGATCTTCGTGCCAGTGTAGGTGTCCAGTAGAATATTCTCTTGGGCGATACCCTGAGCCAGCAGCCTTTCAAGTTGGTCTTCAAGCGACATACCATAGAGCCGTTGTCCTTTAGAACTGACTCGACCATATCCCCATCTCATAACTCTTTCTCCCCGTCCAAAACATACCCGTCATCACCGTCAAGAGGTTCAATGACGATTTGAGCGTCCAAAGCCTCCAACCAGCGAATGAGTGTGCCAACTTGCATGGTCATTCCACTATTACGGGAAAGAGGACGAGCGACACTCCCTTGATTGGTATAGCCTATTTTATTGGCTAAGTCATCTTGGGTCAATCCCTGCTTCGTAGACAGCAGATAGACGATTTCTTTTACTGTCATGTCGTTCTCCTTTCCATAATAGCTTACGAGCTATTGAGTTATATAACTTTCTCTTAGTACGCGCATATATAGAGAGTTTATACACTCTAATAGCTTACAAGCTATAATCTACTTTCCGAGCCTTAAAAGCGGTGTACCATTTCTCGTATTTCTTGGTTTCCTTGTTGAGAAGGGTGAAGTTGCCATTGCAAATAACATCGAGTCTGCTCTTATACTCACCGAGAGGGAGTTCAGCTCTCTGTTTCCACAATTCTCTAAGCTGTGCGTCTTGAGCAAGCTGTTCCAGAGCTTTCTTAGACTTTAAGTCAACGGCTGCTTCTCGAAGGAAGGTCGGGTTCTCGCTCTGGCGCTTCACAAGAAGGTCGATAAGCTCCTGATCGGGAAGAACGGAATAGAAACCCTGTTTGCGAATAGAGGGAAGCACCTCATGAGTGACCCAATGTTTGAACTTTTTAGCTTCTTCGGTATGGCTTGACAGAATGAGAGAATAGACACCGTATTCGCTAATGATGGTAACATTCTGTATTCCTCCGGGGGTGACCAATTCGGTCACCCCTCGATCTTCCTCATCGACATATTTGCGGATAGCTCTTTCGGGATTTGCGTGACCGAGAATAGTGGCTACATCTTTGGCGACAAACCAAATAACTTCTCCTTCACTAAGGGTTCTGACCTGTGATTCGTTGAATGTGAAATTGATAGATAGAGTATTATTCATCTCGAACTCCTTTCTTAGTCCAAATCAAATTGATTTGAACTGGTTTTCCACTTGGGGTCTCAAACTGAGACTACCTCAATCATACGAAATCGTCCACTGGTTCTTGTTTTTCTGCGGGGAAGTGCTTTTGACCACAACCTCATAACCCATAGCAGAGAGCATTTTTACGAAGGTATCTACCCTCATGCTGTTTCCGGTCAGGCGGCTACTAACTGCGGATTGTGTTTTGTAGCCAACTGCTTCGGCAAGCTGGGTCTGGTTCCAACCGAGGGTTTTCATGGCAGCGGTGACAATCTCTTTTTCGTTCATGGAATTACCTCCTTGTTATCGCGTTATTATTGTATCGCGTTTTGAGAATAATGTCAAGCCCTAAAATTGCCTTTTTATTTTTTGCGGGTATTTTTCAGCTCACCCCGCCCTCTCTGCCGCTGGCATATCCCCCGCCCCCGTCACCCATTCACGCCGCCCAAATCAGGCCGAAAAGCGCAAAAATAACCGCCCCGGAATAGCACCGGGGCAGCGTTCATTTATTCAATTTCAATATTTCAATCAGGATTTGCACCGGCAACAAAAGCAACAAAAGAATTAAATACACGCTTTCACCGCCTTTCAACCCACGCACACCCAAACAAAAGCGGGATTGTATTTCCGGCCTTTATATGGCTTTACCGTGATATTACAAAAGCAATTTGCAACCCCTTGCGCCCATGTTTCATAACGTATAAACGCTTGCACCGTATCGGGGGATACAAGATAGCAGCTTGCGCCGCCGTGCTTTTTCCTTGCGTATACCATGCTTTACACCCCCGTTAAAATACCGTATCAACAACGGTTAGAATTGTTATCCATAGATCAATATATTGTGTGCTGTATCCGGTATAATCGCCCTTGTCAAACTCTGTTTTGCCCGTGATAACATAGCCAACTTGTTTTACGCCCCCGTTTGATAGATCAACGAACATTTCCGACTTGTTTTTAATGGCATTTTTGGAAATGGTAATGTAATATTTTTCTTCCACCCGTTCCCGGTAAATTTCAAGCGCATTTTCCACGCTATCCGCATCTATGCGCATATCCGAAACAATACCGCCGTCAATGTACCACTTTTTATTATTGTATTCTTTCATTGTTGCCGTTGTTTTAAAAATGTAATTCATAATTAAACCCCCATTCTGATACATTCATCAATGGAAACCCTATGCCCGTATACCCGGAAAAAAGCTGCCCCTTTCCGGGTATACTGTATCTTGCAACGGTGGAACGCTTTACCGCCGCCCCACACCCCGGAAACACAATAAATATAATCGTCAATGCCATATTCAATACCTTTGATTTCAAGGCCATTCAAGCCGCTATAATAGGCGATACTTTCCCGGCTTTCGCAATATTCCCGTTTATTCATGATTGCAGACCCCCTTTATAAAATCCCTTGCAAGGCTTTTCAGGCTTTCCCGCTGCTGTTCATAGGAAAGGCTATAATCATAGCGGATTTTTTCGGCCTGTTCTTCCACGGCTTTCACCTGTTCATAAGTGGGGCGGATATTTCCGAAAGGGGCATACCCGGTTACAATGGCAATTCCGCCGCCCATATCGTAAATATCAGCCGCCCACCCCTCACGGCGTACCGTGTACGCAACGGGGTTTTCATAATTCAAAAGGGTTTGCAATCCGCAATAGGGAACGCAAATAATTTTATTGTAATTCGCCCGGATTGCCTTTTGTGTTGTCTTGAATTTCATTTGATACACCCCCCCTTTTAATAATTCATGCTGTTAGCTGCACGGCGGCTGTGCATAGCTTTCAAACTTTCGGCGGGGGTCATATCCGCCGCTTTCGGCTTTTCCGTTTCTACCGGCTGCATATCCCACCACGATTTCCCGCCGCCGTTCATATCATAGAATGAAAGAAAACTATTTATATGACGCATTGTAGTGGCGGAATAGCCGCCCCACATACGAACGAACCGCCCCGCCGCCGTGATACGACAAACAAAAGTATTATAGGACTGCAAAACTTTTTCGCCGTTGTCCGTTTCAATAACTTTTGCTTTTCCGTAAAAACTTTTTGCCCGGTCATAACCGCAAACGGGTAAATCAAAAATCTTTTTCATGATATAAGCCCCTTTCAAATATCGCGTTTTCGCGTTTCTGCCTTTATTATAACGCGTTATCGCGTTTTGTCAATAGGTTTTCAGAAAAAAAATATCATGTTTTCGCGTTTTCTTTTGAGCGTCCGAAAACTCAAAAGAAAATGTATACATTATAAAGGACGAAAACGCCGCCCCGATCAGGCCGGAACCCCGGCAGCACCCAGGCCGCCCTGGTGGAACCCCGCCGCCGATCCGCCAGGAGAGAAAAAGCCGCCGACCCCGTGGGGAGATCGGCAGCTCTGTCAAAGTCGTTATAGTCGTGAGCGCAATTCTGAAAGTTGTTGCTCCAATTTTGAAATCTGTTTCAAAGTCGTTCGCCTTTTCCAGTCTTTCAGAAAGTCGATAGCGGTTTGTCCGGCATAGTCCCAACAATATCCACCAGCCGAATTAGCTCTACCTTCGCAACAATCGACAACACACGGTGTACTTACTCCCGCATATTTCGCAGCTTGTCCGATAGTCGCCCACAGCGCAACAAACTCGCCCGTCATAGTCGATTGATATACCGGCTTTGGTGCGGTACTGACCTGTAATACCTCTCTCGCATGACGGTTGTTATATCCCTTAGTACACCATTCAAGGTTGTCGATAGAGTTGTTGAGCTTATTCCCGTCCTTGTGGTTGACACAATCATAGTCGTAGGGGTTTGGGATAAAAGTCATAGCTAAAAGTCGGTGGAGCTTGCAATCTTTCTTCTTGCCGTTTTTAGTGAGAGAAACTACCACATAACCGTGTGAGTTGATATTGCCCGAAAGTTGCGTACCAGTCTTGCAATTTCTCACTTTACCCGTTTCTGTAATTTTGTATAACCCCTCATAACCGAGAACATCATACCATTCTTCCATGTTTAATCCTCCGGGTCATAGTCGCTGGACGCACCCACCACATCTTCGAGGTACTTCTTCTCCAAGTCCTCGGCGGGAACCTGATCTCCGAGCTGCTGGTTGGGTGTTAACACGACCTCCTGCTTGTCCGCATAGCCGAAATGGTTCTTCATCAGGAAGATTGCCGTGACGGGATTGACCTTTCCATTCTGTGCGTAATCTTCCATTTGTGCGTTCAAAAATTGATACGCTTTTTTTATAAGGTCACGGCTTGCGGGGGGTAAATAGTCGCTGTCGATACCATTAGCCCATGCCCATAATGTTTTCCTGTGTACTCCGAAAGCCAATGCCATTCCTGCAACGCTTGGCTTCATATCGTCCTCAGCACAGATTTCAAGATACTGACCAATGCGTTCCTTAACCTGTGCAGGCTCCTTCATGTCGGGTGTCTCCCAATCCCACATTCTCAGCGAGTGGGTAATATATTTCCGATTTTCACCCGGCTCCATATGAACGCTCAGAGCGTCAGTTCTATCAGGCCGCTTATTGCCGCCAGTATCCTTCGGTCTGCCACGACCACGCTTTTCAACAATTTCATCTGCCATAGTCGTTCACCTTCCTCTCTCAAAGTTTCTCAGATAATATCTTGATACAAAGAGTCAGAGCTTCTACCTGACCATTCAGGCACGAAATCCTATCCGAATGACTTTCAATGCTATTACGAAGTTTCTCATTTTCAGCTTTAAGATTTTCGACATAGCTCCTACTTTCGGTAAGTTGTGCAGTCAAACAATCAATCTTATCACGCAGAGCGTTTTCTAACTCTGTATTCATAGTCGTTTTCTCCTTTCAAAGTCGCCAAGGTGATAAAGGTGAGTAATCGGGTGCATTTCCCTATAACTATTTCTATATACGCGCGTATAAGAGAGAGTTATAGGCATTTATGCCTGATTACTCACCTAACTCACCTAAAATACGAAAAACAATTTTTCAAAACACGCCAATTTGAAAAAAGTCTTTGCAAAAACACTCACCTTTATCACCTTTATCACCTAACTACCAGTCAGCGTTGATAACCACCTTGTTTCCGTGGGCGAGTGCTTCCGTCACAATCCACTCCACGTCGTCCCAGTTGTAGACCTCTTTCTTCACGGCGTAGTCGGCGAACTGCTTTGCCTGCTCGTTGTCAAGAACCATGTCCTTACCATACCAGTCGTTTTCCTTGGTTCGCTTCTCGTAAGGAACATAGTAGCCGAGCCTTTCCAGAAAGTCGTACCAAAGACTACCGCTGCTGTCGGTGCTGGAAACATCTACCGTGGTGATGACCTCGCCACAATGAGGGCAGCGGACATCTTTGCGTTCCATGACCGTAATATCAAGACCCATTTTCCAACACCTCCTGAGCCATCTTCACCAGCTCGACCAAATCATAGAACCGCCAAGGGTCTAACCCGGTCTGCTGCTTCACCTTGTTCAAGTGATAGAGAACCGTGTTTCTGTGTGTGAAAATAGCATGAGCAACATCGGTGACATTCATGTTATGATTTGCCATCGCTATGACAATGTGAGCGTCTTCCTTATTCACGGTCGATCTCCTTTCGCAGCTCGTCATAGAGTTCCGAAAAGCGGCGGTTCCAGTGGCGCAGTCGCCAGAGGAATAGACAGCCTACAACAATCCATTCAACGGCAGCGATAGTTGTCAGAATGTCACTCATGCCTTATGCTCCTTCCTCGCAAAACGATTGAGCAACACACTCACGGTGAGCTGACCAATCCTGTTCACATAGGGGCAGTTGAAGCGGTCAGGGTGAGGAACACTGTTGCCGAGGTCAATGACCAGATCATGAGTGTTGTACGGCACAGCTCCCGTGATAGTCGGAGTAGCATAGATTACTACATCTTTGCCGGTAGTAGCTCCATATAGAATTGGAGTCTTAGAGTGTGCCACAGTCACAGTAGCGTCATTGTCGATCAAGTGCTGTGCGAGGTCTTGAACGGCGTGACCCCGGCCTACAATGGTAATGTCCTTAGCGTGAACCAAGTCCAATGCCAGCAGAAGCGCCAAAGTCGCCTGAGACACCGATGACATTCCCTGTGAGTAGGAGTGGTCAATGTCAACCTCGGCGGTGAGCTTAATGTCAGACGGGACGGTTTCTCTGTCCACTACCACGGCCTTGTACGGAGGGCAGGGATATTGAGTGAGGTCACAGTCAATACCCAACAGGTCAGCCTTGCGCTTGACCGCTTTCAGAAATACACTCTCGTAGGAACCCAGCAATAGCAGTCTGCCGGTAGGGTGAAAGCGGGTGGTTTCCTCGTCCAAGGTGGCAGAAAGCGTTTTGATTTGCTCCATTACATCATTCATGGTAATTCTCCTTTCTTTCAAAATCGTGGAGGGAGATCATCTTTTCACGGGTAAGTTTGTCAACCACTCGACCGATCTCAGAGTAGCCGCAGACCGCCGCCAGCCGCTCAAGATTTCCCTTGGTCTGTGCTGTGACCACGATAGAAATGCGGCGGAGGTTCTTTTTCTCAGTCTTCATCGCTTTCCTCCTTGTTGCCGTGAATGGAAGCAGAGATGAACGACTGCAACAGAATTACATGATCGGTTCATTAAGACGCTCCTTTCAGTCTGAGGTTCTTGTAGACGGGGTAGCCCTGATACACAACCTTGCCGCCGTGCCACTCAGGGTGAGTCTCCATGTCAGCGTTGAACCGCTTGGCGGAACAGGCAAAGTACCCGTTGGACTTGCACCAAATCTTGTAAGCGTCAAACAGAGACTTCGAGCGGGTGTTGACCCCCTCAGCCTGTTCACAGCGTTCTTCGAGGAACTGCAAGCACAGATCGTTGTCACGCTCGTACTGGTTGACCACCTTTCGCATGGCGGGGGACATTTTCAGGCCGAACCGCTTATACTTGAAGTACCCAGCGACCAGCCAAGCGAAAATACCCTGCATAGCTTCCTGTGTCTGGAACTCGTTTTTCAGGTTCTTGTCCTGTTCCGCTTCGGTGAAATGGCGGTTGAACTCAATGACCCGCACACGGTCGGAAGCGAACAGGGACTTATCGCTGACGGTGGGGAGATCGTTACAGGAGAGCCAAAGGGTGAACTGCGGCAGGAAGGTCGTGGCAGTTTCATAGAGGTTCCGAGCCTTGATTTCCTCGCCGCCTGTGAGCTGCTTGATCGTTTCTTCGTCCAGCTTGCCATACTGGTTGCTCTCCGCCATCGTGACGAACCGCTTGCCTTTCAGGGAAGCCAGCATGGGGTTCGCTGCTTCGGCGTTCTTCGAGCGCTCTGCCTTGCAGATGATCGACACGGGGGATACAGAAGCATAATCACCGAGAAGGTGGTGAATTGCCGAGAGCATGGTGGACTTGCCGTTGCGAGTGGTCTTGCCATGGAGAATGAACATGCATTCCTCGTTCGCCATACCCAGCATAGAGTACCCCAGCGCCTTTTGCAGATAGTCAGCCTTGTCTTCGTCATTACAAGTAACCTCTGCAACGAACTTCTCCCAGCGGCGACACCGTGCGTCCTGCAAGGTATAGTTGAAGTTGGTCTGCATAGTCAGGAAGTCTTTCCAGTCATGTTCCCGGAACTCCATTTTTTCGAGGTCGAAAGTGCCGTTCTTGCAGTTGATAAGGTAGGGGTTTGCGTCAAACTCTGCCGAAGCGATAGGAAGCACGCTGGCAGCGTCCTTCATCAGCCGGTCACGGAAGCGCCGGTCGCCCATCTTTACGATGAACTTCATGTACTCAGAACGCCGTTCTTCGTTGGCAATCTCACCGCAGTAGAGAGCCATCAGGCGGCAGAACTCCTTGATCTTCTCCGCTACCAGCAGAGAACCCGTGTCCTTGCGCCATGCACCTTCGGAGTAGGTGAACCAGCTTTTCGCTTCGGGGCAGTAGCGGGTATCATTCTTGTAGCACTCGGAGAACAGCTCTGCCATGCCGGACTCGTCCCACGAATACCCCGTACCGCTGATCGGGTGGCTATGCTCCGGCTGTGCTTCTTTAATCTGAAACATCACTCTGGACTGAGCTTCGTCCATGATGTAGCGACCATTGGAGAGCTGGAAAAGAGCCTGTTCTTCGGGGGCAGTCATGATTTCATCAGCCATTTTTAACACCTCTTTTCATCTTTGGCGGCTTCGGTAAAGGTGTCCAAGCTAAGACCTTTGCTTTCTGCCCTTGTGCCACCTCACCACCCCAATTTCCATTGAACTGGTATCCGATACCGAAGGTCTGATACATTCGGTTATACTCTCCGTAACGGAAATACTCGTACCAGCAAAGTACATTTTCGCCATTCGGAGGTAATGCTTCATTTGCCAAAGTCCAAGTTATAGGAATGGTTTCCACGATAGGTATTTTTTTTATAGCATGAAATGCCGTAGGAATATCTCGGACAGCATTTAAGGCGTTAGTTAGATTGATATATTGACCCATATATTCTCACTTCCTTTTCTTCATCGCTCTCGCCAGCACCACGGCGGCGCAGTCCTGAGAGTCTTCGTCCCACCATGCACAGCGCTGTTTCTGGCAGGGGCAGAGGGGAATATCTTCGGGGCAACTCATTGATAACGGACAGATTTTCTTCTCACTCTCCACTGTCTACACCCCCCCATAGAAGAAAGCGTTCTTCAAAGCGGTGTCCACATGACGCATAATCTCAGGGGGCAGAGTACAGATGTACTCCCAGTCATCGGACACATCTACGACACGCACCTGTTCACACTCAACCATGCTCGGCTGTAAAGAACCCCAAGTGACAGCCACATGGGTTGGCAATTCCAGCCGCTTGATTTTAGTGGTCAGGGGAACGACAATGCTGGTGGAAGAAAACTGATTGCCGACATTGTTTTGCACAACCACCCACGGACGCTTACCGGCCTGAATATGACTGTTGGCAAGCATGGGAACATCAATGATAACAACATCGCCACGCTGATAAGGTTTCATAATTACCTCCTGTATCTGGTCACGCTGTTAACAATCAACTCGACCTCGGACTGAGGGAGCGGCGGCTTGCAAGCCTGTTGATTGGCGTATAACAGCTCTTTGTAAATCTCTGCTTTGGTGTATCCTTGGTTATGGAGCTGACCCGCCAGAGAAGTCAGGCTGAGGTTCCGGCTTCCCGGTGTGATAGGCGGGTATTCAGGCTTCAAATGCAGCTTGCCGTTTTCAGGGCGGCGATAGATGGGAGAATAGATACGCTGAGGGGCGACCGTACCTGAGCTACTTTCCTTCGGCGTGTCGGGAAAATACTTCTCGATCACATAGTCAATCGCTGACTGGTTTTCAATGATCTCGGAAAAGATCAAAACCTCGCCGGTCATGATGAAGTACCGATTGCTCTTGTAAATCTCCACGGCGGCACGGTTGTTCTTGCCCTTGAAGGGCAGCTCACCACGAACGAGAATATGAACCCCTCTCCCGCTTCTGGACTTTTCCATGTAGGACTGACAATGACCGATAATGTCAGCCGCCAGCGGGTTTAGAAGCCCATCAGTAAAGCCATCGTCAATGTCGATACCTACAACCCCTGTATCGTGAAACACATAGCCAAGACCGTCATAGTAGCCGTGCTGGACATTGTGTTCAGCGTCAATGTAATTCGACCATGTATCAGGATTAGAGGAAGAAGCCGCCTTTCTCACGGTGGCCTGCATGGGAACCTTTGACCCGTCCCACACATTGACCCATGCCTTTTCCCCTCGAAGTTCGGCGGGTATATTCAAATAGCTCATAGGCTTACCTCAGCTTTCATACGGACTCGGTAAAGACCAATCCCATCTATCACCGCCACGGTAGGCGTTGCGGAAGTGATTTCTCTTGCCATCGCCAGAGAACCACAAGTAATCCGCAGGGAGGACACGACCGACCTCAACCTGACCTTCTCTCTCTGCGTACCAGCGGGTCAGTACATCTATACAGAGAGTAATCAAACCATCATTGACCGGGTTTTCTTCGTTGTACCCTACAAATTGTTTGGGTGTAGTCACGACCGTTATAATGTCGCCGTAGCCGTGATCGACACGGTTGAGCGCACACCACACACAAGCAGCTTTCTCAGCGTCAGAGCTGACCCCTCTGGCTTCTCCCCATAGCATTTTCGCCAGTACAATCACTTCCTCGTCTGTCCACGGCTGAGGTGTCACCTCCGGTTCTGGCTCAGGGGTGACTACCTCTACCACCTCGACAACGGGAGAAGGTTCTTCAACCTCAACCGTGGGTAATTTCAGACAAAGGACTGCGACAATGGTGACGAACCACAGGAAGATTGAAAATCTCAGCCCCCGCAAGGGGTCTTAGACTTGCTGGACTTGGGCTTTGTCGAGGTTCCAGCAAAATAGAACTTGCCATCTATGCAGATGGGGAAATCAGGAAAGAGCTTGCTGGCGGTCTGTGTTCCACGGGAACAAATCTGCTCTGCCGCCGCCAGCGACATTTCATCTTTCACGAAGTCCTTTCCAGCAGCCATGATATACGGCACTTTGCCGTCAATGCTTTTCAGTTTCATCGGGTTCTTTCCTTTCTTTGTTCCATGCTTCAACATCAACGCCGATACGCTTCAACATTTCTTTGCAGAGCCATGTGTAATTGTCCGGCATTTGATAATACTGGATAAGGCGGTCATGCTCGGCGGAGAAAGCGTCATAGAACTTCCGCAGGCGCTTCTTGCCGAAACCAAGGTGAACATGGAGGGTATAAAGCACCATAGCGTCAATGTCATCGGCGTAGCGCCTGTCGGCTTCCACAATCTGACGATTGATTTCCATGTCCATCGCTTTCTTCTCGGCGGCAGTTAAGACCGCACCGAACACCTTACCGCCAGCTTTCTTAATCCTCATACCTCAATGTCCTCGAAGAAGACGGGATAGGTCTGTTTCAGCAGGGTCAGGAGCATATTGGCAACGACCCGCATATCAGGGTGAGCCGCTACGGGACAGCGCATACGGCAGAAATGCCGCCATTCTCTGAGATCAGCGGTCATGACCACCTCGGTTTTCAAACTGTTCGGAAGGACAGATCGAGCTTCCTGCGGGGTGCAACCCTCGTTCAGCAGATCAAAGTAGGCGACCTCAGCGTGTTCACACGACCGCTTCCAGATGTGGTAGGTCGAGTCGGTCTTGGCGAAGGTCGAGGGACGAATGACGGTGATCTCGCCACCGAAGCCCTCTTTGCCGTAATTGCAGTATCGAGTAGACTCCTGACAGAACGCAGCCAGACGGTGACGGACAATCTCATGGCTCACGCCCCGGTCGCAGACGAAGCGAACAGTAAGAGAGCCATGCTCAATGACAGCTTCGTGACCCCGCTTGATAATGCTCCGGACGAACTTCTCTGCGCTTCCGTCCGTGATTTTGTCCTCGGACTTGTAGCAAGTACGCCCTGCGGCTTCGATGGTGGTCAGAAGGGTCTTATATTCGGGAGCGTTGATAAGCTCCACAGAAGGTTCAACGATTTTCATGCTTTACACCCCCGCAACATGGCTTGCCAGCATATCGGCTTGGTGCGTCCACAGCACATTCGGGTACTGGCTGACTGCTCTGGTGTAGTCATTCCACTCAGATTTGTCGGTGAAAGCACCCATGTGATAGCGGATACACATGATTTCTTCATCAGTCAGTGTGTAGAACTGAGAGAGAAGCATGACGGACTTATCGCCGTGACCTTTCAGAAGGGTGTCGGGGTTGTACTCCCACGCCTGTTCGTTATAGATTGGTGTACGTCCACCATTAAATTCTTCAATGTGGCCTGCTACCGGGTGGCGGTACTGGTCGATCTTACATAGGTCATGGAACATACCCACGATGAAGGGAGAACGAGCCTTGCGCCAAATCAGGTGATTATCCTGAGTGAGCGCCAGAAGGTACTCCGTAACCATGCGGGAGTGGTTCAGAAGACCGCCCTCGTAATTGCCGTGGTACTTGGTGGAAGCAGGGGCGGTGAAGAAGCCGTAAGCCATCAGGTACTCCATCATGTCATCGGAAACAACAGAGGTTCCGTCAGGCAACTTCATGAAGTTCAGAAAATCGGTCACTTCGGACTTGGAGAAGCAGTCAGGCATTTTCGTACTCCTTTCTATGGATACTCTTTTCGCTGTCGAACCCGTCAGGGTAACGAGCCAGCAGCTTATCGACATTGTGTTGTGCCACATATTCGAGGGTCACACCCAAGCCGGTCGCCAACTGTGCGACATACCAGAGAACATCGCCCAGCTCGTCAACCATCTTCATCGGGTCGAAGTCATGACCCTGAAACTCGGTCTTTTTCAGAATGTCAATGCACTCTCCGGCTTCGCCGTTCAGACCGTAACAGCCGTTGCGAACCTTATCCCACGAGGTCAGGTTGCCGGAAGTGCGCTCGGCGGCTTTCTGATAATCATTCAGCGTCATCGGCAACCTCCATTTCCACCACCGTCATAATGGCGTAGTTAGCGAGGTCAATCAGGGTGTCACGGATAGACTCGTCATTGACCTTCTGTTCACCGCCACGGGAGAGAGTTTTGAAGCGGCTGAACTTATCACCCAACCGGATACGAGCCATCGCCATTCCTTCTTCCACGAAGGTCTGGTGGAAGCTGTCACCGTAGTCATGGTTCTTGCGCTCATAGAGATTGTTGATCTCCTTGCAGATTTCAGCATGACGCTGAACCTTAGAGAGCGAACAAATATAGGCTTCTGCCATTGTAGCTTATCCTCACTTTCAACATAGTTTTCAACATACCATTGGCGAGGGAGAGCGTTTTATTTTAGCCCTCCCTCGCACCCGGTATCAGCCAAGGAGAGCTGCCAAATCCATCGGGGTCTTAGGAGCGGCCTGAGAAGCCGCAGGAGCGGTTTTAGCAGCGGGGGTAGCAACCGTATTGCCAGAGCCACCCCAGCCCTCAGAGGGGCGCTTATCGGCCAGACGGACGAAGATAATGCTCTGTCCGGGCTTCTTCTTGTTCTCCTGAACATCATGTTCCACATCGCACTCGATGAAGTGACCAATCAGGTCAGTGTGGTCGATCTCGGTCAGATCGAAATTGCCGAGGGCAGTCTTGGCGAAGTAGCTGAAAGCGTTGTATGCACCCTCGTTGGGAGAGCCATCGGATTTCAGCAGAGAGAAGCGCTCGATGTGCTTACTGCCGGTCTGCGTCTGCATATAGACTTCCAGCTTGCCGAAGTCCTCCTTGTACTTCACATCGGTAATCTGAAAGACATGAGTACCTTCGGGAATGAGGGTGAAACTCTCGGTGAGTCCGATTTTAGCCATTGTTTTTGTCCTCCTTCATGGTGTAGAAATTGAGCTGTTCTGTGTACTCGCAGGGGAAGATGATACCAACCAACTGGTCTTCATCATCGGGGTACTTGGCGTACTGCTTGACCAGCAGGGCTTTCGGTACGCTCTTGTCGTTTTCCAGATCGTAAGCATACAGAATTTCGCAGAAGTCAGACTTCTCGATCAGCGACCAGTCATCATTGGTGATGGGAAGGGTCATGGTGCTGTCCTGCGTGGCGAAGATACGAACACAATCCTTGATTGCGCCGTCCGGCTCAGGCATGATTGCCTTGACCAGCGTAGCGTACTCGGTGCAACCGACCTGAGAAATCAGGCGACCAATGCCATCAGGCATTTTCTCGTTGCTGTACCCGGTCACGCTGCGGATACCATCGGGAATGAGCATAAGTACGGACGGGGAAGCAAGCCAGCGTTCGTCCATGTACTCATAGATAGCGCCGCCATCAGGGGCGAGGGACTTCACGAACTTGGAAAACTTCATAGGTCAATCCTCCTTAATGATTTTCGGGGAAATGCGGTAGCTGTCCTCGGTGGTTGTGTACTTCGCCAGAACACCGTCCGCTTTCATAGCGTCCTTGTCGATCTTCGTAGTGGAAGTGCGGCTGACCTCCCAATTATAGGTAGAGCCAGCGATAGACACCTTCTTGTCACCGTCACGGAATTGAGCGATTGCGGCTTTCTTAATCATGTCAGTCACAACCTTGTACCGCTTTTCCATGTCCGGGATACCTTCATGAGCCAAAATCCGTTCCATGGTGTCTTTCAGGTCTTCGGCTTCCTTGACCAGCGCCGCCATATCCGTTTCAGGAGACAGGTTGTTGGTGCGAAGGGCTTTCAGGATTTCAGCGTCCTTGCGCTCGTCAAAGGCGGGAGAAATGCCGCTCTCCACATAGTCCTTCCACCATTTCAGGGCAGGCTTCACATACTTCTTCTCGAAATCAGGATACCGCTCAGATACCTTGAAGGGACGGGTGATGGTATTCTCACCGCTACACACGAACTTCTCAGGGTTATCGTAGTCCTTGGGTTCAAGGAAGGAAGCGACCATGATAACCTCGTCCACGCCGAGAAGGTAAGCGTACAACGCCGCCTGCAAAGCGTAATACTCAGGAATATCGTCCTTCCAGTCCTCGACACGCTTGGAAGTCTTCATTTCGAGGACGGTGGTGGGCTTACCATCTTTGCCATAGAGCAAGTAGTCCCACATACCGCCGAGGACGGGGCTTTCCTTGAAGAAGTCACCGTAGGTCTGACGGAAGTAGTCTTTGCCCCAAATGTCGGTCGGCGTGACCAGATTGCTCATGAAGTAGGTCTGCTTCATGTACTCGGCCTGCTTAGGCTCGATGGTCTTACCAGCGATGGTGTAGATCGTGTCCTCGAACGGCTTCTGATAGGTGCGGGTCACTTCACACCAAATCTCGAACGGTGTAGACCACGGGTTCAGACCGAGGATAGTGGCGAAGCGAGTACCAGTCAGCTTCTTCGGACGCTTGGGAGGGATAATCTGGATTTTGTTGCCGTCAAGCCATTCCATTTTTGTCTACCTCCTTATAATTCACAAATTCATCAGCGGCACATTCCCGAACGGCAGTATCAGGATTGTTACCGTAGAGCTTACAGCAATCCGCTTCCAAGTCTGCATTGACGCACTTGCGGCAATCAATTTCGATCATGCTTTAGCCCTCCTTTGCCGTTTTCATTTCGTAGCCAGCCAGCATATTGTTCACGCCTTCGATCAGAGCGTCACACTTGTCGGCTTCGATCTTGGAAAAACCCTCGGTCTTCATGGCGATGGTCTGCACGAACTGCTCCTGCTCTGCGTCAATATCCATGAGCTTTTTCAGCAGGCTTTTCAGCGTACTGACCTGTTCCACGGTAGCCGCACCAGCGGGAGCGCCGGTCAGTTCCTTCTTGATTTCCTGACGCTGTTCAGTGGTCACAGGGGGCTTCTTCGTGACGGTGGGAGCGGGTGCGGGAGTTGTGTCAAACTCGCCGCTGTCGATACTGTCATGCTCCACAATGTCCAAAACGAGCTGCCACAGGTAGCGGCGAATGTAGGTGATGGAGCTGCCGGTCGCCTGCATTTCGTTTGTAACCTGATTGCCAGCGTTGGACACGATGGGGGCGATGGGGGTATACGGTGCAACAAAGTCAATGAAGTCCTCACGGTCATCGACATTGTAGACACGAGCGGTCGCCTTGTCGCCGTACATGGACGGAACCATCATCAGACCGATTTCAAGGAAAATCTGCTCGGCCTTGGGAACAATGTCTGCCAGCTCGAAATACTTATATTCGAGCTTCATGTGCTTGCCGCTCTTATCCACGCCAGCTTCGAGGAAACGCACACGGGCAAGTTGCAACTTCTTGAACACATTCATGGTGGAATAATCCACCGCCGCAGTCTCAGCGGCTTTCTTGGTAGTAGCCATATTTATACCTCCAACATTTCTAATAATTTTTTCTTGATGGAATTGACTCTGCGGGTATTTCGCTTGGGTGGCTTCTCTCCGAGGAAATCTCGAACATAACGCCGTGCCAGCCGGATATACCAGTCACGGTCAACCACATCAATCGTCAGGTGATTGTCGTTGTCTACGACACATTTTGCGGGGAGTCCAGCAATCTTGACGGGATTACCAGTGCCAAGGTGGATTTTGTAGAGGGTTCCGCACCGATGGTCTTCCGTGGCATATACCCGGTTGACCTTCTGTACGACCTCCATCTGACCGTCTACCTCATGGAGAGCGTCACCATACTTGCTCCCGGCCTTAGCGACCAACTGGAAGTCCAGCAGGCGGTCGCAGCTCATGATGGTATCTTCGACCGGGATACCGTAGGCCAGATAATCCTTGACCGCCTTGGCAACCACGCAAGCGTTATTGTTGATGTTGAACGCTCCTGCCGGGGCAATTCCACGAACGAGAACACCGCCCTTGATTTTGGGGTCGCCCTCGAAGGGAACCTCGACATAATTGTTCACATCTTTCTGACAGATCATCTTGATAAGGTCTTCCTCTAACTCAAAGCCAGTTCTGTCCTGCCACTCCTGCGTAATTTCCTGATACACAGGCACATCGCAGTCATCAAGGCTGACCATGATACCATCGGTGTTGAGCTGAATGATCTTCAAGGTGGAGCAGTCCTGAACAAGATGTTCCGCCATTTCGAGCAACTGCAACTGGCCTGAGATACAGACCGAGCGCCCCATGAGCGGGTCATACAGGTCGTTGTAGCGGTTCAGCATAGCGCCGTAGGTGGTGTTCAGTACCAGCTTCAAAGCGTTCGCCGTAGCCTTATCACCAGCCCTCTTTGCCTTAACACGCCGCTCAATGGTGGCGGCATACACATCGGGGGAGGGAATATTTCGGCTACAATAACCGTTCAAGGTCATCTGGTGTGGATAGTAGCTTGCAACATCTTTGTTGCGGATAGAGCGGGTTTCCGTGGCTTCCTCTCGGTAACACGGGATAGCCCCGTGAATACCACCGTAGGCGATGGTGCAAGGACAGCCGCCTACCATCAAATCGAGCTTTTCCTTGAACACCACTTCGTCAGGAATACTCTTATCCTTCAACCGTTCGAAGAAGTCGAACACTTCCTGCGGAATGTACTGACGAAGCAACTTCGGCGGATACTGGTATTCCCGCTCGTCATAGTGCGGTTTCTGCTCTGCGTCAAGGTAAGCTGCGGTCAACTTGGCGTTGGTCATGTAGAGGGCTTTTGCAGGATACAGCCCCTTTTCACGACCCAGCGTGAGCTTACTGGACAGGTAGCCTTGACGAAGATCGTCCAGCCTGTTGGTTGCGTCAACATCGTGTCGGCAGTAGAACTCGACCTCTTGCTTCTCGTCCTCAGTCAGAGGGCGGTCGATGTTGAACGGAACGGTGGTTTCACGAATGTCCATTCCGAGGTGCGCTTCGATTGCTTTCAAGGACAACCCCATCTGGCAATCGTCCATCAGGTCATATTGATCGAAGAAAATCCCGCAGTCACGGAGAGGGGCGTACTCCCAGCCCTCGTGACCACCAACGATAATAAAATCGTTGACCGCCTTAATTTCCTCCGGCGTGAAACCTGAGAGAACCGCTTTCAGAATGAATTGGTCATAGTGCTTATTGTTGAACCCTGCCAACAGGGGTTCTTGAGTCATGAACTGTTCGACCGCTTCATTGTCATTCCAAATCTCGGTGTATTCCCCCGTGACCTTATTCTTGAAGACAAAAAGCCAATCATAGGCAAACACCTCGCAGTCGAAAATAAAAGGTTCAAGGTTCAGTGGTATCACCTCCAAAGAGATTATCCAGAAACCTTTCAGCAAGGACTTCTTGAACACCCTCCATGATGTAGAGCATACAAGGGAAAGCCATGCCATTTCCCCACATCTTGTACTCCGCAGAGTCCTTATGAGGAACCAGCGCACACCAATCTTTCTCGAACCCTTGAAGGGAAGCACACTCAGTAGGGGTGAGCTTTCGAGCCAGATAAATGACTTCACCGTTCTCGGTCTGTGTGGGAACAAAGAGAGTCTGGTCGTTGTTACATGAGAGCGTTGCGCTCTTATCTTCCTGTATCAAAGCGCCCTTACCCCCCCTCACAACCAGAGCGGATTTTCAAGGTGTACGGGATAAGCGCACATGGAAGATGATGGTGGTCAGGTCTGGCGGCAGCCAATGTCATCGTTACCCCCCCCGTAATAGCCTGATTGTAAAAATCTGCTCCGATTGGTTCTAACACCAACGTCTCAGTACCCCCCCCATAATTTCCACCCGTGGCTTTCAGCGTAACCGCTTGTTCCGTGGGTGCATATTCATCATAGGAAGCCTGTCCGAAGCATGGAACAAGAACTAAAGGGACATTACCCCCCCCTGTTCCCATTCGTCCAGCGAGGGTTTGGACGGTGTTATCGGGTCCGAGGGACACTCGGCTGTCTTGAGCGTGATTTTCGACTGCATAAACACGATAGTGTTCAACAGGGCTTGTTTCAGAAGTGGGTCTAACGGTTTGCCCCGTTCGCCTGACCTTCTTAAAATCCCTTCGCAAGCCCTCACGCTCAAATAGTATTCGTCCGGCACATTGACCTCCAAGATCGAGGACAACGAAGACACGCTTGCGTCTTTGGGGAACTCCCCAACCTTGTGCATCAAGTCCTCTCCAAGCGATAGAGGAATGATCTCCCAAGACAAATCCGGTGTGTGGCCATTTTTGCCGTCCTTGCTTGTCTTCCGCATATCGAGGAACGCTATCGTTTCCCTCGCAGATTTTCCAGAGAGTTTCAATAACTGTTCGGAAGTCTTCTCCCTGTGTCGAGCTAAAAGCTCCATAAACATTTTCCCAAATGACGATTTGAGGAAATCTCCCATTGGTGGCACACCTCATTTCCTGAATAACTCTGATTGCTTCAAAGAATAGAGAAGACTCCTGACCAGCAAGACCCTTACCGTTCCCAGCAATCGAGAGATTTTGGCACGGAGAGCCGAAGGTGATAACATCGACCGGCTCAATTTCTGCGCCGTTCATCTTGGTAATATCGCCAAGGTGAACCATCTTGGGAAAACGGGACTGTGTGACAGCTTTTGGGAAAGGCTCAATCTCACTCGCCCATGCCGGGATAATACCGACCGCAGAAGCGGCAAGCGGACAAGTCCCGCTGCCATCAAACAGACTGCCTAACTTCACTTCGACACCTCCTGCTCGATGAATTTACAACCGCACTTGCGGTAGGTGGTACACCGCTTTTTGTAGCTTCGCACGAGGTATTGGATACCATCGTCCACATAATCGTAGGCGATAGGTTCTCCCTTTCCCTCGAAGGTACGGGCAATACGACCAATGCTCTGAGTTATTACAGCGTAGTCTTTCTGCGGTGTAGTCAGGTACAGACGGTCGAGCCGGGGAATATCCAAGCCCTCCTTTGCCAGAGAGTAAGTGGCGAACAGATACCGTTTACGCCCCTGCCGCATTTCCTCAATGGCCTGTTCTCGGAGAGCCTTGGCTTTCTTCGTGGTCATCTTCCCATCAATCATGACCGCCTGTTTTCTCAGGTCGGGCGGAAGCCTGTTCATCAGGGTTTCCAAGTGCGTCAGCCGGTCGGAGAGAATGAGATTGTAGTGCTCTCGGTTTGCCACGAGGTCAGCGACAATCAGGTTATTCCGGGGATAACGGTCAGCGAGGAAATTAACCAACTTGGCGTAGATGATCGTACCGTCCGTGTCCAAAAACTCACGGCTGAGTCCTTGGTGTGTGGCACGGGGCAAAACGCTGACGGTCATGATCTTGTCTTTCACCGCTTCGTCCGGCACCTGATAAGCAATCCCGCCCAGCAGGGCGTAGGTGGCGGCAATCATACCGTCTGCTCGATGAACCGTAGCGGACAACCCGTACTTGTGTCGAGCTGCCAAAGCGTTCAGCACCTTTGAGAACTGCGTCATGGCGGTCGGGGTTCCGGCTACACGGTGACACTCGTCCACGATGATACAATCCCAAACATCACGGCACTGGTTCAGATCGAGGTTGCACATGGTCTGTACCGTTGCGAAAGTGATTGCCTTACCGATTTGAACTCTACCTTCGGTGATCGTGCCAGTCAAAGAAGGACTCATGTACTGCTCCGCTCGGCTTTTGCTCTGTACGAGCAAATCCCGTGTATGGGTCAGCCAGAGTGTCCTTCGACCTGTATCTGCTGCAACAGCAATTCCAATCTGTGTCTTACCGCACCCCGCAGGGGCTTGAAGAATACCGTAGTAGGCAGTTATCAGTGCTTCCTTGGCTTCCACTTGGTAGTCATAGAGCGGAATGGTGCAACCGAAGTCCACCTCGGTAGGTGTAGGAAGATTGACCTTCATGTGGCAATCGTCCATCGCCAGCACATCATTCAAGCACCCGTAGGGAAGAACCAGTGTGTCACCGTCCCATTGGAACAGGTACAACTTCTCAGGGGTGTTGCCGACCCAAAAGTGCATACGGACTTTCTTGGCGTACTCAGGATTGGGAAGGATAAGCTGCTTCTTGCACCATGTAAGCAACTGCTCAGACGGGTTCTCAATTCGGAGCTGGTTGCCAACAGTTACTTGCATTGGGACACCCACTCTCCGAGTGTGATACCGTATCGCCTAATATCGTTGGCAGATAGTACAGTTCTCAAAACGGACAATTCCAAAAGCGTAGAGAAGGAGATAAATCGAACTTCACCGGTTATCAACCTAATTGCAAACCAGCCCTCTCCATTCCCGGTTTCCTTCCAGAGCGTCATAGCGGAAAACTGGTTTTCTTCAATACGCTCCATCTTGAAAATGTTCTTGGAACAATCCTTACAGTCAATGGGATAGCTGACACCGTTTCGAGCCGCAATCACATCGAACGGCTGACCTTGACTGTTCTGAGCGAGATTGTGCGCCCAAAAGCCACAACCCGACAGGCTCAGGCATAAGTCTCTTTCAAAGCCAGTGCCAACCTTGCGATTGACATTCATGTTTTCACTCCTTTCACCGCCCCTGACGGGGCGGGATTTACGAGATACCCGATCAAATGCAGAAGCCGAAGGACACGCCATTGGAGATGCTGGCGCCGTTACTGCCGGCGCCGCCGGAGCTGTACACACAACAGAAGTTGATGGCGTTGCCGGAACGAGGAGAACGCTCCCATCTCCAATCCCTCTCACCATTCTGCTTGCACTTGCCATAGGGCGTGTTCTCTCGCTTGTACCAGTCGTACCACTTACCCTCATAACCGCAGGAATAAATCTTGCGACCGAAGACCTCCTGCTCAGAAAGAACGAACAGCTTGTCAACAGAAGGAACCCGCACTTCGTTCTTGCTGCTCTTGGCGGTCATCTTCACCACGGGCTTAATGACCGCTTTCAAATCAGCGGGAAGTTGCTTCTCGAAGAAGTTGCCGTTGAGCTTGGCACGGAGATAGGAAGCGTCCCAGCCACCCTCATTGGTAGACTTCTCATTCATAGGAATGTCACCGTCAAGGGTTTCCACAGTCTCAAAGGTGATATGAACCAGACTGCCGTCCCTTGCGTAGTCATGGTTGAACCCGATGATACGGGCAGTCAGGTAGGAGCCGTCAGCCAGACGGAACTTCTTGGTATCACCGACCTCGAACATCTTGTCAGCAAGGCCGAAGGAGGAATACATATTGATCTCGTCCCAAGAACAGTCTTCCAGCTTGCAGCGCTTCGGAGAGGGGCGACCGCCGAACATGACACCATACACAGAATTAAGGTGAAGTTTGACGGTATCGGTATCCACATAGCCCGTAGGCATAAGGGTTTCAATCATCTTCTTCTGAGAAGCGATGGTTTTCTCCATCTTCTCGAACTCGTCAGCGAGTTTCGCAATCGTGCTATTCATAAAGTTCTCCTTTACAAAGTGATAGGTTCTGATATAATCAGATTGAGCTTTTACGCTTGCCGTTGATGGAAGTACCAGTTCCGTCAGCGGCTCTTTCTTTTTCTCGGCGGGGTGGGATAAAACGCACCGGACAGCTCACAGAACAACCAGAAGCAGCCAAGGCCGATACCCATACGAACCATGCCTGCGCCGAGAGCCATTGTATCTTGCTCTACCGCACCAACGACACCCAACAGGTAGAAAAACGAGAGAAATGCCAATACTCCAAAAAACTTTTTCATTATCTGTTCCTCCAAACCATAGGTTTCCATTGATACGGTGTTCCGTACTTCTGCTCGTACCAGCTCTCGAACCGCTTGCGATTCGTTTCGTCCTTGAAGAACTCTCGGACAGATCGGGCAAGAAGTGAACTGAACGCTTTGGCCTGCCCTCGCACTTCCGGGGCAAATGCACTGTTGCTCATGACACACCGCCAATCTGCCGTTCATACCAGTCCAGAATGTCGATAGACTCAGCGATGATCTTGTCCACAGAAGGGCCGTTACGAGTTCCTGCGAGAATTGCACTCAGGACAGGGCCGTTCGTTTCAATACCCCGCTTTCGGAGCATATCAATCAGCCATGCAAACGACAGGTGATTGACGCTCAGGCGATAGCGAATTTTCTCACGCTCTTTCACAAAACCTCTCCTTTCTTTGAATTGAGAACAATATTTATTGACAACCAGTGGGCGTAATGGTACAATTTACTTGCCAGACAATTAAACCATTGACCACAGCAACCGCCGAAAAAAAGAAAACCTTTCGGGGGTCGGGTTTTTGTTGTCAAAATCTCTTGTTCACAATCCAAAGTATATCCTACCTTTGTAGGATTGTCAATAGAAAATCCTAAAAAAGTAGGATATTTTTTGAAGGAGGTATTTATGAACACAAGTCGTATTAGAGATTTAGCTAAACAACAAGGGAAAAGCGTCACCTATATTTGCAAACTTATCGACCGTCCCAAGTATTATTTGAATGATGTAGATAAAAAGCCTGACCGCATGATTTCAGATGAAGATTTGAAAACTCTCGCTATCAATCTTGGAACAACGGCTGAGTATTTGAAAGGCGAAACTGACGACCCTCTCTTTCACTTGTCCTCTGTTGGTTTGACCACAGAACCTTATGAAAAAAATTGCAAACGACCTATTTTCGGTCATGCGTCCGCAGGAAAAGGTGTCATCGCTCAGCAAGAAGCATTGGGATATGAACAGGTTGACCCCGAATATGACTGTGACGATTGTTTCTGGTTGCAAGTGGACGGAGATAGTATGTCGCCAGTCTTAGACGATCACGATTTAGTGCTGGTTAAAAAGGACACACCTCCTGAAACAGATACTCTTATGGTTGTCATTGTTGATGACGAAGAAGGATTTGTTAAGAAAATCAGTATTGATGAAGATACTGTGACCCTTCGCTCTTTTAATCCACACTATCCTCCCCGTGTTTTTGGTGGTGTTGAAATTGGACGATTGCGCTTTGTCGGTAGAGTCATGGAGTTAAAAAGGAGATTTGCATGAAAAAATTTCCAATCGACCTCTCCTGTCTGACAGAGGAAGAAATCTCTCAATTTCAGGAAGACCCATATACACTCTACAATGGAGATCAAAATGTTGCTATCTACCTTCGGTATAGCTCCACAGGTCAAAGTGACCAATCCATTGAAGGGCAGCTTCGTGACTGCCGTGCCTTCTGTAAAGCAAACCACTACCGCATTGTAGCAATCTATGTTGACCGAGCAACGACCGCTCGTAAAGATGTGGAAAAGCGGGTTCACCTCATGGAAATGATTTCGGATAGTGCAAAGCAGAATTGGGAATATGTCATCGTCTGGAAGCTCGACCGTTTTGCTCGTAACCGAAATGACAGTGCGATTATGAAAATGCGTCTGCGGAAGAACGGCGTGAAAGTCCTCTCCGCCACAGAACACCTCACCGACAGCCCTGAGAGTATCATCTTGGAATCTGTGTTAGAGGGTATGGCTGAGTTTTTCTCTGCCGAGCTGTCACAGAAGGTCACGAGAGGTATGCGTGAGTCTGCCTTGAAGTGCCACAGCGTAGGCGGTCATATCCCCCTCGGATACAAAGTGGAAAATCATAAGCTGGTCGTTGACCCTGACACCGCTCACATCGTTCAAGAAGCGTTCTCTCTTTACGCCAACGGCGAAAGCGTAGCTGACATTTGCCGAAAGTTTAACTCTGCCGGATATAAGACTGCTAAAAACACAGAGTTCAACCGTAGCAGCTTTAAGGCCATGTTCCGTAATACTCGCTACATCGGCACTTACACCTACAAAGATATTGTCATTGAAAATGGTATTCCCGCCATCATTGACAAGGAGCTGTTTGAAACGGTACAGCGGCGGCTTTCTAAGACCGCCACAGCCCCGGCAAGGGGCAAGGCTAAGGTAGATTACCTCTTGTCTGGAAAGCTGTTCTGCGGTCATTGTGGGGCTTCTATGAACGGTGAAAGCGGAGCCGGTAGACACGGCAAGGTCTACCACTACTATTCCTGCTACACGAAAAAGAGGAAACTTGGGTGTGACAAGCGGCCTTTGAAAAAAGATTACATCGAAGGGATAGTAGCCCGTGACGCTCTTAACCTTTTGACCGATCAGCTCATTGATGAAATTGCAGACATGGCAATCCGACAGAGCGAACAGGATTTGATAAACGACACGCACATTCCGCAGTTGACCGCTCAACTGTCAGAGGTCGAAAAGTCAATCACGAATATCACCGCCGCCATCGAAAAGGGTATTGCTTCTGAAACATTGATGAACCGCCTTGTCCAGCTCGAACATGAAAAGAAAACCCTCAACAAAGAGATCAAAGCTGAGGAAAAATTCGTCTACCGAATTGACCGTGACCAAATCGTATTCTGGTTGAGTCAGTTCAAATACGGGAACATCGAAGACGAAAACTTCCGCAGACGGCTCATTGATTTGCTCGTCAACTCCGTTACAGTGTGGGACGAACCTGACGGGTATAAAATCACTACCGCATATAACCTAACCTCTTGCAAAACCAAGACTTTCCGGGTAGAAAAGAACCCCGCCGCCGAAGAAGCGACAGGGTTCGATTTTGGGGAGTCTGAGTGTACCATTGAGCGCATATCCGAACCCTACATTGTGTGGGGAACGGTGTTCGTTCAAACCAAAAGACACTCCTTACCTTAATCGGTAGGGAGTGTCTTCTTTTATTCTTCGCCGGAATACCCGTTCGCTCTGGCGCATTTCAGCGCACCCAAGATCATCTTGTCCTGAGCCAGAGTTCGTTCTTTCAGCTCATAGAGTGGAGTGCGGCGATGATCGTCCCATTCAATGAGCTGCTTTTTGTCGTGAACGACTTGACCCTCGTAGAGATTGATAACCTTGTCGAGCGTGATTTCTTTCAGCACTTGCATTTTCTCACCCCTGAGCGTCCTCGTCTGAGGTTTCTTTTGACTTGACCTTAATACCGTACAGAATGGCGAGTTCGGCAGTCCAAGCCGCAAACCATCCGACTGTCAATTCTGTGTCAACTGTGTGACCGCAGGCGTTCAAAATCAGAACCACAACGGCGTACCAAGTCAGATTGAAGATGGACAAGATCGTGAACTTCGTGCGCTTTCTCATTCTTTTCTTCTTCGGCTTAGGTTGCACTCGTTTACCGTCCATAGGAAGCCCTCTCAGCGGCTCAGGAAGCGTTCATGCACGAAGCCAGTATAATTTACCCTCTTGTGCGAGAAAGCCACATAGAGCCATTTAACGCCGTTTACAACGGTATAGTAACCGTAGTTCTTGACGGTGGTTCCCTTGGGGATTGTCACCAGCACTCTACTGTCTGTCCCCGCAGCGTCACGAACATTCAGGCCAGCACCAGCAGTCACGGTGTAAGTACCTGCCACGGCCTTATTGAAAGACCGTGCAACACCCTTTGCCTTGACCTCAGTGGTAGGAACGGGCTTGACTGTTTCGGGCTGTGTGGGGGTCACGGTTTTGTCGTAGGTCACATAGGGGAGGTGTCCGTGCTTCTTCCACATACGAGTATTGTACCCGTTCTTTTTTCCGATGTTGCCGACAGCGGTGATCTGCACATTGTTCGCCCAACGAGGGGAACACTCGACCGCCAGACCGTTTCCGATATACACACCGATGTGTCCCGTAGTCCACACCACTTCGCCGGGGTCAACCTTGTCCCACCCGGAAACAGTAGCGTCCTTGCACCTCTTAATCATAGTGTCAGCGCCCTCGTCAGGTACGCCGTTGGTGGCGTATTTTGCGCCGCCGTAGGACTTGGTTTTATCACCAGTCCAGCCCCACAAGACGGCTTTGATAAGGTTCACACAGTCAAAGCCGAAGGTGTCAGGGGTCGCCGCCATAATCATAGAGGTACGAGCTGCCGCCATGTTGTAGGGGTGGTTCTTGATATACCGAGACTTGTTTGTGTTGGTCAGCGGCGCACCAAAGCACCCCATGACATACAGGGTCTTGTAGTGCTTGGCAATATCAACGACCTTGGCGACCAGTTCACTTGATTTCATCATAGCTCTTACCCTCCTTGGTAGCGTCCAAAATGGCCTTGAACTTCGTAAATGCTTCTGTGATGTACTTGCAGGACACCATGAGTACCGCACCAATAATCACCAAATTGCTGAAAATATCCACATACTCAGTCGGAATTTCCCACCCGACCATATCCGCAAACAGCGGCAGCGTGGTAATAGCCACACACAGCAGGGTCAGACCGCAGACAAAAGCGGTAATCTTCAAGCCGGAGTTTATCAGCTTTTCCTTGCTGAACGGTTCCAGCAGGACTTTGATGTTGTAATACAGAGAAAAGGATACATTGGAAAGGTAGGCACACAGAAAAATCAGCATAGCCCAGCCGATGTTCGTCAGGTTGTGCAAAATGGTTTCGAGCATAATTTTTACCTCCAATTTTTAATTTAGGTGAGTTAGGTGAGTAATCGGGCGTTTTTCCTATAAACTCCCTCTAATACGCGCATACTAAGAGAAAGTTATAGGGATTTTGACCCGATTACTCACCTTTTTCACCTTACTTTCGGGTCATGCAGGCTTGTGAAAGCCCTCCAAGTCCTCGATACGGTGGTTGATGACCTTGATCTGTTCTTCAACCACAGGTACACGCCTTGCAAAATTGTTGTGTTCCTGCACTTCACGGGTCAGTTCGTTCAACTTGGTTTCGATGACCGCCTGCTGCTTGTCCAGTTTTGCGTCAACCTTACTGGCAGACTTGTCGGACGAGTAGATGATACCAAGCAGGCTCAGACCACCCGTGATAATAGCGACCAGAATTGCGTCACTCATGTCCTGCCCCCTTTTTTATTTGCCGGTGTATTCTTCCCAGCCAGCGGGATAAGCGTCCGGGGAATACACATTTCCGTCAATCAGACTGCGGTACAGCTTGTCGTTGTAGCTCACGATGTCACCCTTGTTGTAAGCGTCATGAGCGCCCGTGGGCTGAGTCCACACAGGGTAGCCGGAGGGGGTCAGGCCAATCGGCGTGTAGAGAGCGGGAAGTGCGTTAGGCTTCCAATCTGCTTGGGAAGTGTGCGCCTGTACTACCTTGTAGAGCTGCGGGTCGCCTACACCGTTCACACCGTAGGTGAAATAATCACCAACAGCATAGGCATGACCGACCTGATAGGGGTCATAGATGGTTGCAACCACCATCGCAGAGTCTTCGTCAAGGCTTTTGGCGAACATCTGAACAGCCTTGCGGAACTGCTCAGAATTACGAATGTCGTTCGGGTCAGTCAGCAGAGCGGTCAGACTGGAAGCGTAAACGCCATCGTCCACTTCTTCGACCGAAACCGTTTCAGCACCGTCCAGTTCGGGGTGTCCGTTGACATGGTACACGGTACCGTTCAAGGCAATACCCTGTGCATTGTCCTCGACCGTCAGGCCGTAGCAGCCGTTTTCCTGCATACATACCCAAGTTAGATTGCTCACAATGCCGAGAACTGCGTCCTTCTTGATGATTTTATACATGGCTTTTCCAACCTTTCTCGTCCGGGTAGAACCCGTACAATGATTTGAAATACTGATTGGTGTTCTCTCGCACCTTAAAACTGTTTCCTCGCTTCATGTGCCCGTGATAACTCTCTACGGAACTCCGAATGTCCGCAACCGTCATCTCACCTCTTTCCCACTTTCCATGAAAGGTTCGCAGCTTACGCCGAATGATCTTGGTAGAGTCAGGGTTCATCTTCAAGACAACTTTACCGCTCGGGGTAAGGATAAACTTGGTCTTCAACCACCGGTAGAAATCAGCCAGCGGGATAACCCGTGTTTTCTTCCAATTCAGCCGCAGACCTAACTTCCGGGTCATCTCTTCCAGCCCAAACATTCCTTCGGTTCTGAGAAAATCAATGTCCTCATGAATGGCATATCCATCGTCCATATACCGGGCGTAGCCTTTAATACGAAGTTTTTCCTTGAAATAGTGGTCAATCGGACTTGGAAGAAGCAGGGCATTTGTCTGAGAGATTTGACTTCCAAGCCCTAAACCCACTGGCCCAAAATCCGAAATGAAGCTATCATGCAGGGAACGCACACGGTCATCATGGAGCCGCCGCTTTGCTTCCGCAGCTAAGGGGTCATGTGGTGCTTCATCGAAATAACTCTTGAAGTCAAAAATCAGAATGCCACCGGCCAAACCATGTTTCCGATAGTGCTTTTGCAAGTGGCAGATCATACGCCGCAGGGCGAAGTCCATACCACGGTGTTTCAGACTGGCCGAGTTGTCATAGATGAAAGAGGATGAATAGATCGGGACAATGCAGTAATCACACAGGCACTTTTGCACGGCCCGTTCTGTGATATGAACAGAGCGGATATACCGTTTCTTACCTCGCTCCATGATGGTGAACTCATGGAAGCCACGGTGGTAGAAATTACCCTCGTTCAGCGATTTCGCTGTCAGGGCAATGTTCGGGATGATATTGCCGATATAGCGTTGTGTGGAAGATTTCCAATAAACACCTTTACAGCACTTCTTTCCCGAAAGATATAGGTGTCGGAAAGAAAAGACCTCTTCAAAATCGCCACAGGCCATACTTCGCTTTCTACGAGCCTCTTCCCGTTTGGCTTTTCTTCTTTGATAACGGATTTCTCTTCTTTCCGCACTGGTCATGAAAAAGATTTCCCTCCGTACAGTATGATTGTTGGGTATGGGTTCTAACTGCGTAGTAGTACCAGCCATGAAATGAGCTACCGTACAATCGCTCACCATGCAAGAAGCGTCCGGCTGACTACATCGGACGGGGTGTTTTGGCTTGGTAGCCGGGAACAAGCCCTCCCTCTGCAAAAGGTACTGATTTCGCCCAAAGGGGTTACTACGACTGACCTATGCGAAGTTGCAGAGTCCGAAGGACACGCCATTGGAGTTGCTGGCGTTGTTATTGTTGGAGTTGCTGGCGTTGTTATTGTTGGCGTTGCCGTTGTTGTTCACATTACAGAAGTTGTTGGTGTTGCCGGAATTAGGAGAACGCTCCCACCAGTTGTTCGCAGAAACGGTAACAATTACAGGGCTTGACCCAATGAAAAACTCATGCCGGGAGGTCTTTATACCTCTCATGGTCAGCTTTCCGAACCTTGGAGATAAGCTGTGCTTCGTCCGTGATGTACTCTCCAAATTCCTTCATAGCGTGGTCAATCCACGGACATTTTTCAGGGTTTTGGAGAATAGCGTCATAGAGCAAAGTCAGCTTCGGGCTGAGATTTTGAAGGGCGATGTTGGCGTTAATCAGGTGATCTCGCCGCATTTGCGCTTCATGCTGATTGTGCGGGTAGATGTTGTTCGCCGCTCGGACTTCCTCATGAACCGTGGAAGCTAGCTCGAAGATACGGTTTGTCAGCAGAGGTGCGTATCTTTTAGGAGCCTTGGTGCAGACGGAGAAAGCGTGAAGCTCTAACCGTCTGGCGGTTTCGATGAACTGCATGGAGCTTTCGCCACGCATAGCTTTGATGACTGACACGCCAACATTCCTTTCTTACACCGCCCCTGACGGGGCGGGATTGGTGTTGATGAAACTGGGGATTAAACGCAGAAGCCGAAGGACACGCCAAAGGAGTAGCTGGCGCCGCTATAGTTGGAGGTGCTGGCGCCGTTACTGCCGGCGCCCACACAACAGAAGCCGATGGTGTCGCCGGAATAAGGAGAACGCTCCCACCAGTAGTACGCAGAACCATTGACCTTCTTAATGGTGCTGTTGCCAGCGGTATAATACTCGTATTGCTTACCCTCACCAGCGTAAGAATACCGAGTAGCACCAAAGACTTCGATCTCGGACAGAAGGAACAGCTTGTCAGAAGTGGTTTCCAGACCGGAACTGTTGTTACCCACGCTGGTCACTTTGTTGACGAACTTCAACACGCTTTTCAGGTCAGAGGAAAGCTGGTTCAGCAGTGTTGCCATTGTGGAGGTACGCATAGTGGAACCACGCCAGCCATTCACATTGGTATTGGAGCCGTTCATAGAGTAGGTGGTTTTCAGGCAGTCAACCAACTGGAAGGTAATACCCGCCTTGGTGCGACCGCCATCTGCGGTGGTCAGAGTATCATGGTCAAAGCCGATGATTTGTGCCGCATAGGTCACGCCGTTGACTGTAATGTTCTTCTTGTCACCGACCTTCCAGTAGTTCGGAGCCTGACCGAACTTGGAAACAGCGGCGATGTTGTCCCAAGAGGTAGTTTCCAGCGTAGCGCCAACTACAAAGGGATAGACATACACGATACCGATGACTTCCAGCGTGTAAACCTTGGTTTTCTGAGAACCGTTGTAAGTAAACACGATAGTCCAGTCACCCAGCTCGGTCGGGTACAGAGCGGCATAGCCGGTCGAAGCAACCTTGCCGGTCAGAGTTTTACCGCCCCTGCTCATGGTGACGGTCGAGCCTATATCAGCGATGACACGCACCTCAGCAGGAGAACCCTTCTGGTTCAGGGCGTAGAGAGCGTCATTCACCGTGGGGTCAGCCCCATCCAGTTCCAGTGCCGCTTTCGTGGTATCATCCAGCAGATTTGCTTTGCTCAGAGGTGTTCCCACCACATCACAACCGGCGTTTGCTCCGGTGGTGTCGGTGTTCAGAACAACATCTAAGTAGCCGTTTCCGGCGATAAGCTGTTGCCTCCATTCCTCGAAGGTAGCGGGCATATCGGAAGGTGCCCGAATGATACTGGACTTTCCATTGCCCTTGATGGTGGTGTCTTTCATAGCGTTTCATGTTCCTCCTTTTTATTGTCCGCAGTACCGAACCCCCGTGTAGGGGAAGGGAGCGGTTGTTTGCGTCACTCTGCTGTCGATCATGAAAAGCAACTGCTCAATGTCATTTGCCAGTTGATAGGTCATGTAGTCCATAGACCCAGGGACAGAAGGGGCATTTGCCGGTAGATTGAGTTTGGCTCTCAGTTTGGTCAGACAGGTCAGAAGATTGGAAATCTGACTCTGCGTGGGCCAATCTCCCACCGCCCAATCCACCTTCGGGATAATGCTGTCATCATAGATAGCCAGGGCTTTCATGCGTTCTACCAGATAGGAGATTGCCTCCCCAATCCGGTTGAAATCGGTGTAGTTGTAAGCCCCTTTCATTCCGGCCATGTATTCTGTCTGTTCCTCCGAGGTGAGAGCGGAAAGCCCTCCCCCGGTCAGGATTTTGTTTTTCAGTTCAAATACACGGTCAACATCGGCTTGGGTTCTGTCGAAAATCAGATTATCAATTACACTCATATCAAGCCTTTCACCGTCATCTTTCCGCTCAGAGAGCCGTCAAAAGTGATTTCGTCCACCAAGATCAGAGCGTCCATCTCGTCAGTGTAAAGGGTCTGCAAACCGATAATGTCACCCACTTCCATTTCCGGGTTGCCCCGGTAATTGGCCTCATAGGTGTTCCGCATTTGCAGATAACTCTTTACATGATTGGCAAGAGCCTGACACATCGTATCATTGGTGATAAGGGGGTTTTCCTCCTTGTCGATTTCTCCATCGAGAGCCACGGGATAGGAAACGACCACCGAGTTCTCAGACAGAGTTTTGCCGGTAATGACTACGGTTTTAGTGCCGGAGGATAACACCAAATCCGCAGCTCTGGCGTAAATGTTGGAGGATACCAACGAGCCGCCAGAAACAGAGATAGAAACATCTTGTGCAAGACCAGAGAACTCGACATGAAGCTGAGTTTCGGTGGTCGTTCCCTCGAAAAGTTTGGTGGTATCATTTGCCGCCGTGTACGCATACTTGGCGACAGACACCGCTTTGAGCTGGTCGATTTTTGCGATGGATTGTGAGTCCTTATCAATCGAGTCAAAATCCAGCGTGAAGTCCGTTTCACGGTAGTAGAGCTTGCTCACCCGCATACGGCGGTACGGCAGGCCACCGTCCATCGTTACCTCGATCTTGGTACAGTCAATCGCCGCTTCGCTGTTGACAAACACTTCCGCAGAAGTAATACCCTTCACGGTCTGCGTGTCCAGCAGCTTCGTCCCGGCGTAATACTTTACCTGAATAGAGGTGGGGTACTCGTCCAAGGGGGTATCAAAGCGGAGAGTCAGTACGGGAAGGTCGTGAGAAACATCAAAGGTCTTGGTGAAGGTCGGCTTCGTGGTATAAGTGCCATCTGCCGCAGTCATCGCTTCACTGATAAACCCTCGACCGGAGGGGTCGGTGTCTTCGACAATGACCTGATCTCCACCGTCCAGTGTCCAGCGGTTCAGTTCCAACGCCGCATAGGTGTTACCGACCTTATTGCCACGGTCAACAGTGTCCCACTCGCTGTACCACAGATGACCGTTATCTGCCCATACGCCGCTGTAAATACCAACCACAGTCACGCCAAAAGGCTTGATGTGAATGATATTGTCATCGTCTGTAAACAGGCTGCAGCGGCAGGCGTGAGCGATCAGTTGCAGACAGTTCATGTGCGAGTCAATAGGAAGCGCCGCCGTAGTGAACATCTGCTTCAAGGTTGGGTCAATCACCCATGGGTGTGTACCCTGCGCTGTCAGCGTCAGGTCTGCGTCCAAAAGCACTTCCTCAGCCATGTCATAGAAGTTTTTGGAACCGAGCTTACTCTTGTAAAAGGTTCCGGTCATACTTCTAACCAGACCTGTACCCGTAAAGGTAGCCTGATTTTTGGCGGCTTTCGGTTTGCTGTTCAACACATACTTGTCCGCTTTCAGCCACTCGACCTTACCCGTGGGAAGCATATAACCGTATCGGAGAGAAATCGGTGACTTCTTATTCAGATAGGCATAAATGCCTTTCGGGTTATCCGGGTCATAATTGTGTTCGTAGTCCAAAAGAACGAACTGCATGGTTTCCTGCGGCAGTCTGCGGGAGAGCGGGTCTACATCGTGAGACTCCTTAATGGAAACAATGTCATTATTTCCAAATTTCTTCTGCACACCGTAGAGAACCTGTTGCAACCGAGGTCGGCGGTACGGAAGGGTGTTCCCCATTGTCAACACGATCTTGTCACAAGAAGCGACCTTCGTGTTGATGACCAACTCTGTTCCCTCTACGGGAAGGGTCAGACTTTCCAGCACCGCCCCATTCAGGTAGAAATCAACCGTCACGGTGTCAGGCCATTCCTGATAGCGGGTGTCAAAAGTCAGCGTGATACCGGGGAAGGTATGAGGATTGCTGAAAGCACGAGTCAGCACCGCAGGGGTGGTAAACTTGCCCTCAGCATTACTCATGTGGCTCGAAACAAAGCCGTCATACATCGTCCCGGAAGAAGGAACGATGACCGTATTTCCGTCCAGCGCCCACCGGTTCAGCTCCAACGCAGCATAGGACTCCTGATAATCATATCCGTAGTCCAGCGTGTCGAACTCAGAATAGCTCTGTGCCCCGTTGCTGACCCAATTACCGTCTGTTGCCGCTGCAGTGTCTACTTGAGAGAAGGTGATCTCCACAAAGGACTGCTCACGAAGCAAAGACTTCATCGACAGCTTGTAAGCGTTGCTTACCTGTTTCACGGCTACACCTCCTTAGAACGGTTCGCCGCAGTCAATGATATTGACTTTACAGTTGATGTAGTCCGCAGGAAGCCCCGTGTTCGGGTCAAGATGGTACGGGGTTGCCGTGCGGTCGCCGGGGTACATCTTTCGGGTTGTCCAACGGTTGTTTACCATGTCGGGATAAGTGACTGTCACAAAGAAGTTCTTATCAAAAATCTGCAACATGGTAGACCACTGTTCCGCTGTCAGATAGCCCCAAAAGAGGTTGTTGAGCTTCTGTTGATCTCTGCCTACCTTCTGGCCTACCACAACGCCGTTGGCGTTTCTGGCAGAGTCTACGATGGTGGCAGACAGCAGCTCTAAGCCCCTGCGGGGCTGAGGAAACTTTGTGCCATTGATTGTAATGAAACTTTGCATTTCCTCAGCCCTCCTTAGTAGGCATTGGCGAACACGCCAGTAGATACTTGCCGACCACGCTTCTCCTTGTAGCGGTCGTAGGAATGACCGATTTCATTGTCACCAATGACAACGGACATATCCTTTTCTTCCACGACATTCAGCAGAGCGTAAATGGCAGCGATCACACCGTCATTGGCGATAGACACGCCTGCGGAGATACCCTCAACGATCTGGTCATTGTTGGCAACCGCCGTTCTGCGCCCCATCGCACCGACCATTTCCGCACCCGCTTCACGGGCGATAAAGAGCTGTCCTTCGTTCGGGAAGCCGCCGTCTTCAAAGAACGGAATGTGCGGAATATCCACCAATCGAATATCAAACGCAGGAATAAGCGTGATACCCATAACAGATAGGCCATTGAACTGGATATGGAACATATCATTGATTGCGTCAATGACACCGTTCACAAGTCCAATGATGGAGTTCGCCATCTGTCGTACAAAGCGAGTAATGGGGTTATCGTCCAGCGTCCATGCCGCATACGACAGGGACAGACCCGCCGCCAGTACCGCAAGACCAAGACCAACACCCGCACCGCTCAGGCACAGCAGGACACCGAGAACGATCAATGCGCCGCTGAGAATACCCGTGATGACCGATACGACTTTCTTAATGGAATTAACCACAAAATCCCAATTCAGGGTAGCAACAGCGCCAAGGCTCAATGCGCCAGCCGCCATCAGGCCAAGACCGAGAGGAAGGGCGACTCCGCTCAGAGCAAGGATAGCGCCGACCGCTAAGAGAGCGCCGCCGACAACGGTGGTAATCATGCTGATCTTCTGCTGAACATTGTCGGAGAGATCATTCCAGTTCGGCATGATAGCCGTACCCATTGTGACCGCACCAGCCGCCAGCAGAGCCAGACCCAACGGGATATTCGCCCCGGAGAACGCCAGTGCCGCACCGATAGCGAGGAACGCCACAGATACAAGCGTGGTAATAATGGCAATCACATTCTGGATTTCATCGCTCAGGCCATTCCAGTTGAGAGCCATTACGGAAACCAGAGAAGTAGCACCAATCGCCATCAGCGCAATACCGAGGGGCATACACCCGGAGAAAGCGAGGATAGCGCCGAGAGCCAAGGTTGCTCCGCTGACCAGCAATCCTACTCTGGACAAGGGAGAAGCCAGAGCGTCCGGGATACTGTTCCAGTTCAGAGCTGCGGCAGATACAAGCGTGACAGCACCAACAGCCATCAGCGCAATACCCAGCCCGGTTGCGACCCCGGTAAAGGCCAACATAGCGCCTACCGCCAGAGAAGCACCCGCCAGAACTCCCGTTAAGGTGGTCAAAGCGTCAGTGAGGTGTCGGTCACTGTTATGCCAGTTGATAACAGCGGCAGATACAAGGCTTGCCCCTCCCAAGGCCATCAAAGCGATACCAAGAGGAAGGTTCGCCCCGGAGAACGCCATAATCGCACCAAGAGCCAGCAGGAAGCCGCCGACAACACCTGTAATGAGAGCCAGCGTACTTGCCAGTTCGCTACTCATAGCAGTCCAATTCAGCCCAACGGTAGCCGCAAGGCCGACCGCACCCGCCGCCATCAGGCCGACACCCTGCGGAATATTCACGCCGGTTACGACCAGAATTGCACCTACCGCCAGCATAAAGCCGGAAACAATCGTGGTGATCTCTGCGAGAGTGTCCTCAATCATCTTCTTGATTTCACCAATGCGGGTCTGCACAGCGTCACCAAGGAAATCGTAGGTGGGCAAATCGAAATCAAATCCGCCTGCGCCACCAGCACCCGCCCCGGAACCGCTTCCCGTGTTGGGGGCAAAGACATTCAGCTCGTCAAAGCCTGCGGTGTACTGTTTCAGCTTCTTGGCAGCACCGGCAGCGTCATCGAGATTATCAGCCAAAGACCCAGCGCCGACAGCAGCGCTATTCACTCCTGAATAGTCCACCTCCGTCAACTTGAAACCCGCAAGGTTGGCAAGGGCATTGGCGATTTCTCGAATGACCTGAACAACAGCGATTGCATAGGGAAGAATCGCGTTCAGTGCGGGAATGAAGATGTTACCGATAGCTCGTGCGGCCTGTGTAAGCTGTGCCTGCAAGATACGAAGCTGGTTTGCGGGAGCTTCCAGCGTTCTCGCCATATCACCCTGAGCGGTTGTCACCTGAGTCATAATGGTGTAGTATCTCAGCTCGGCCTTTTCTGCCTGCGTCATGTTCGCAACGCTTTCCTTGATACCAAGGTTCAAAGCGGTCTGCTCCAACCGTGCCTGCGACAAATCGTAGCCCAAGCGCCGCAGAGGTTCCAACTCACCGGAAATACCGGACTGTAACTTCTGCATAGCGTCTTCGATAGGAATATTTGCATACGAAGAAAGGTCATAACCCAACTGCGTCAGGTTTCGACTCATGAGCTGCGCTCGTTCCGCCGTGTCACCAAAACCGGTCAGCAGCGTATTGAAAATACCCTGATTACGGAGCCACTGTGCCGGGTCGATACCCATAATGTCAGATACATATTCCGCATATTCTTTTGCTTCATCTGCATACTGCCCCAAAGCAACCGTGAACAGGTTCAGGTCTTCTTGGTACTTGTTTGACTCCGTGACCGCCTGTGCAATGAAATTACCGATTTTGCGGAAAGTAAGTGCAACAGCGGCGACATTCAACGCTTTCAAACCGCTCGTGAACTTCCCGGTAGTGGAGGTTGCTTTACTGGCAGAAACGTTGTATTTCTCTGTGCTGGTAATCAGCTTTTGGATTTTGGACGGGAACGCCGAGAATCCGTTGGACACCTTCTGCATTTCATCGGCAAAAGGCTTCATGGCGGCGGCAAGGGCGGTCATCTGCTGTGTGAACTTATCAATGTCCGCCGCTTCCAAATCCTCGATCACCTTCGGCAGCTTGGAGAGCTGATTGATAAAGGTGGTCATATTAGCCTTACCCAACTCGGAGAGAGGGCGTAAGCCGTTGGCAAGGGAAGTCAGCTTGTCGCCGTCCGTCCATTTCAGGCCAGCGAGAGCGGTGTTGATTGCCGTGAGCTGGTTGGCGATGGAGGAAGAAATCTTCACATTTCCAACCTGACTCAAAGCGGTCAGCGCATTGGTAAGCCGGGTGATCTTCTGCGAAGCGTCACCGCTGTTCAAGCCTTTCAGAGAATTGGAAAGCTCCCGAATACCCTGAGCGGTCTTGCTCAGACCCGTTGCGCCGCCGTTGGTAGCGGTTTTCAAACGATTGAGCGTGTTAATCAGGTTTTGAAGTCCTGTGACCGCCTGCGTACTGTCATTAACGATCTGAAACTCCAACCCCTGAATTTCCACATTGTCAGCCACTTACGCCACCACCTTTCTCTTGAAATTTCTTATTGACCGACACCATAAAGGCTTCCATGTATGCCTTGGCTTGGTCATCGTGTTTTTCTTGAAGCTGCTTCTGCTGTTTCTTATCCTGCCGACTGAACAGCTCATAGGGGCCTTCCCGATACGGCGTGGGCTTGGTTCCCTTCTTGGCGAAAGCACGAAGAACCGGGGCAGCGTCAATAAGCGCTTCGTAAAAATAAGCTCCTTGGAGCCAAGCGTCTTGATTTCTCAGGTCTTGCCTGATTTGCGCCGCCTTTCGGTAATACTTCACCAATTCGCAATCCTGTTCCCAAAACTGCTCATAGGTCATGCCAATGGAAAGATAGTACGGGAAAACCTCATAAAACTTTGGTGTGTAAGCGAGAAGGGGAGCGGGGCGATGGTCGCCGCCGCCCCCCTCACTTCTGGAAGATCGGTCGCTTACCAGCCGGTCTTCCAGCTCAGGTTTCCCTCGTTGCCCTCCTGCTCAGGCTCGTCCAGCAGACTCAGCAGGGGGTCGTTATACATCTCTACCAGAGCGGCAATCAGCTCGTCCTTGTGGTTCATACGAGCGTAAATGCTGTCGATCACATCACGCTTTACGAACCGATGATGGGCGAGGAACGCACCGGCAAACAGAGCCGGAAGCAGAGTCATAGGCTTGCGCTCCACATCGGCGGCAACAAAGCCGTTCTTCTCCATCGCTTCAACGGTCTTGCGGGTGTATTCCAGCGTGTAGGTCACACCGGTAGTGGGGTCATTGATTGTCAACTGCTTTGCCATGATAAATCCTCCTTATCAATACGGCGATTATTGGTGTCTTAGGTTGTGGAGAAAGCGATGGGGGTGGAAGGAGCGATGGTGATGTTCATGTTCACCACTTCGTTCACGCCGCCGCCCACGGGATACACGGACAGCTCACCGTCAAAGCTGAACTTGCCGTTAGAGCCATCGGGAGTAACAGTGCCATCGCTCTCGGTGCCGCCAAACCAGACCGCATAGCTGACCTTCTTGCCTTCCAAAGCCTTGAGGGTCTGGAAATCAGCCAGCGTGTAGTTGGCGGTGAAGGACAGACCATCGAGGGACTGGATACCGGCGATGTAGGTCTGCATATTGTCGCTCAGGGTGGTGGTTTCCAGCATTTCGGGTTCGCCGCCGAGGTCAGGAAACTCCTTAATGTCGATCAGCTTGCTCCACTGTTCACCAGTGTCGGCTTTCTTCATCAGAAAAACCTTGTAGGTGGAAATAGCCATTTCATTTACCTCCTATAAAGAGTGGTTCCGTCCGTTTCAGCCTTGTATCGGGCAACCAGACGGTAGATTGTTGCGTTCTCCAAATTGGGAACCGGGGACAGAGAAATACGCCGGAAATTCTTGGCGTACATGAGATCGTCCACAAACCTCATGATTTTTCGGCAAACGGATTTCTTACCGCCTGCCTTATCGGAGTAGACATTCACCTCGTACATCAGCGTGGCGAACCTCTCCGTATCGCCGCTGTCCATGTGAGCTTCCGTGGTGTAGTTATCCTGCTCCACCAAGCTCACATAAGGGAAACGGGTAGGGGCATTGACATACTCGCCGCTGACCAAGATACCGGGAAACTGCGCTCTCAGGGCTTCCGCAATCGGCGTGTAGATTTGACTCTCCACATCAATCATGAAAACACCTCCTTCGCAATTCGGGTAAGCTGGAACTGCAATTCCTTCTTTGTTTCATACATCGGCATATTGGCAGGGTTGCCGTGGGTGATGACCACGAACCCGCCGTTTTTCTTCTCTTTCAGCACTCCGTTCGTGCCGGGTTCGCCGTAATAGCCCCAAGACTGTTGCTTGCCGTGACCTTGACCGTACTCGCCACGCTTCATATTGCGATCTCTGGCTTCCGGGTGGTTATCGGGATAGGTCACGCCTGTGCCGAACTCGATAAACAGGGTAGCCCCGCCTGTCGCCACAACCGCTCGGACATTGTTCCCACGGAGTTCCACCGTCACGGAAACATCGTTCGTGCCGTCATAAACGGCCTGCGAGAACTTGACAGAAGCTCTCTCCATGCCCTCCTGCGCCACCCGGTCAAGAAAGACCGCAGTCCGCTCTTGAAGCCAATTCTTTCGGTTCTCGGCTTCCCGTATCAGCCGCTCAATCCCTCTCCCGGAGAGCGGAATATTGATCGTCTGACTCACGATACCGTCACCTTACTGACCGCATAGGAAATGGAATTGAGGGACTTGGCGACCCGCTTGACCATGTAATCATAGAGCGGTTTCCCGTCCTCGTCATACTGCGGCTCCTTGTCGATGAACAGCACGGTATTCTCGTCAATGGGACAGCTCAGGTCATCAGTGACGATCACCTTGTCGTACCCTGCGAAATTACCGAACTGCTCCACCTGAGCGGAGCCGGTCGCCGCCGAGATATTGGCGTTCATCGCCACGGCAGGCTTGTAAACCACCAGTTCCTCACCTGTTTCGTTGCCGTACTCGTCCTTGGCGGGAGCCTTGCTGTCATACAGCAGATACCAGAAGGGTGATTTGTTGCGGTTCAGCGTCCTCATGCACTCAACCTCCCATCGCAGCGGCAAAGGGAACAATGTCCCTCAGCAGCGTAGGCGGCACATCGCCGTCTTCATAGGAGCGGGAGATACCGTTCTCGCTGTGAGCGGTCTGCCCTTCGGCTCCCCGCTTGTTCAGCAGATACACGGCGATCTCCACCTGAATGTGAGCGTACTGGTCAGGAACAGCGGTCACGGTGGGGTCGAAGGGGTATGCCTTGCGGCACACCTTGTTTCCGGCGATAGAAAGGTAGGTGGAAAGCGTGTCCTCGTCTGTCTCGCCGGTCATGGCTTTCACCATTTTCAACTTCTCAGCGTCCGTCATGCTTTCCACCT